ATCAACTTCGCAAACACTGGAGGAAATTACTTCGTCGGGGTCGATAACTCCGCTGGCGGTCGGTTGTACGGTGTTCCGTATTCGCTGTGCGTTGGAAGTGCTGGTGCGTATCCGGTGGTGATTGCCACCAACAATACCGCCAGACTGACGGTGGACTCCGCCGGCAACGTCGGCGTGGGGGTTACGCCGAGTGCGTGGGGTGCTGGATACAAGTCGATTGATATTGCTGGTGGTGCTGCATTGTCCGGTCTTTCGGCTCAGACGTTCCTGACTTGCAACGCTTACGATTCCAGCGGCTGGAAGAAGAAGGCGTCCGGTTACGCAAACCTGCTGTTGAACACCAACGGCGAATATCGGTTCTACACTTCAAATGCCGGTGCTGGTTCCGCTGGTGACGCCATCACTTATAACCAGAACATGACGCTCGACGCGAGCGGGAATCTGTCTGTCGGAGCGACTGCTCCGCTCAATAGCGTTCGTATTTTTGCTGAACGATCTGGCGGTTCTGTTGCTGGATTCAATCGCACCACTTCCGATGGCACAAATGTGCTGTTCTATCGAAGCGGTTCAATCGTTGGAGATGTTTCGGTTACCACCACCGGAACCACTTTCAACAGCACCTCCGATTATCGACTGAAGGAGTCTGTTGCTCCGATGTCTGGTGGTCTTGCTCGCGTCAATGCGCTCAAGCCTTCCATCTACAAATGGAAGTCGAACGGTTCGGATGGCGAAGGCTTCTTGGCCCACGAACTGGCCGAGGTTGTTCCCGCTGCCGTGAATGGCGAAAAGGACGCTGTGAACGAGGATGGAACGATCAAAGCTCAGTCGATTGATATGTCCCGCATCGTTCCGATCTTGGTTGCCGCCATTCAGGAACTCACCGCTGAAGTCAACGCTCTGAAGAACGCCTAATATGAACATCTCTTGGATCATCGAACGCCTGTTGGTCAAGCCGACCGAAGGCAGTCTTACCGATGTCGTCATCACCGCCGACTGGCGATGCAACGGCTCGCAGGATCAGTACAGCGGCACCTGCTACGGCAGCGCGTCGTTCGCGCCTCCGACCGAGAACTTCACGCCTTACGAAGACCTCACGCAGGAGCAGGTGCTTGGCTGGTGCTTCAGCAACGGAGTCGATCAGTCGGCCATCGAAGCCAACGTCACGCAGCAGATCGAGAACCAGATCAACCCTCCGGTCATCGCTCCGCCGCTGCCGTGGTTGCCGCCGGTTGTTGCTCCTGCGCCGGTTGTTGTTGCGCCTCCTGCTCCGGTGATCGAAGCTCCCGTCGCATGATCAAGATCGAACTCACTCAGGAGCAGGCCAATAGCTTGCTCCAGCTCATCGACATCGCCATCAAAGCCGGTGGCTACCAGAACGCCAAGGTTGGCGTTCCTTTGGCCGACATCATCCTCACCGCTGCCCAAGCCAAGCCCGAGTAATACAATGGACGCGACCAACCACGCAGGAACCAACGGCCCTCTCGTTTCACTTGCAGCCGCTGCCGGTGCTACCGCGGCCTCGTTCATCCCGGTGCTGACCGATTGGGTCCGACTGGCGACTGCGTTGGTTGGTTTCGTCTGCGCTCTGTACGGCGCCTACAAGCTCTTCAGAAAATGAAAAACACCAAGACAACTCTCGCCGGTAGCGGAGCCATCCTCGTCGCAGTCGGTGGGGCCTTGAAGGCCATCTTCGACGGCGATCCCAGCACCAACATCGACTTGGCCTCGACCATTGCCGCTGTGACTGCCGGTTTCGGCCTGATCATGGCCAAGGACGCCACCGAGAAGCTGGAGATCAAGAAGCCCGAGTGAACTGGATCTACCAGATCATCAAGGCTCTGCTCGACTGGTTCAGAGAAACACCACCCACCGATGTCCAACACGGCAAAGCACCTGAGCAGCTCAAGGCTGATCTGGCTGATCGCATTGCCGATCTGCCTGGGCTGCCAGCAGACCAAGGTGGTGATGGTGCCGCACGGTGATCCGGTGATGATCGCTGCGCCTGTGCAGGCCAGCGTGTACGGATTCGACTCGAACAAGAAGCTGGTGGGGCCGTCCAAGGTGACGCTGCCTGCCGGCTGGTACGTTTTACCCAAGAACTGATCATGGCCCAGCAAACCATCAACATCGGCGCAATCGCCAACGACAACACCGGCGACACGCTCCGGGGCGCCGGCCAGAAGATCAACGACAACTTCGACGAGATCTACGCCGCGCTGCCGCTGGTTTCACCTTCGACCTGGGTGCCGACGCTGACCGACTCCGGTGGCGGCCGGACATTTGCTTTTACCGTCAACACCGCTCGGCATACCTCGATCGGGTTCGTCACCACATTCACCGTCGATCTGACCATCAACTCGGTGGCCGGCAGCGCCACGGGAGAACTCAGGCTCAGCCTGCCGGATCCTGTGAGCTACAATGCTGCGCTTTCGGTCTGGCTCGACAATGGCACCAATCAGGCGAAGACCTCGATCATAGGGCAAGCCATTGCGGCGACTTCGTATTGCCAGATATCGCATTTTGAGACTGGAGATGTGAACAGCTTGGCCCCTCATCTCCAAGCAACCTCGAGGTTGATAGTGTCTGGCGTCTATTTCACCGCCTAACATGACCACCATCGGATCCAGTCTCCAGCAGGGCATGGCGGTGCTCCAGCAAATGCTCGGGGCACCCATGTTCATCTGGGAGGGCTCGTCGATCCGGTGCATCCCGGCTGCGGTCACCGATGCCAACACACCGATGGCCGGTGGGTTTCAGGACAACGTGACGTCTCGGATCCTGGTCATGTTCTCCGACTGGAAGACGTGCGACAGCACGCTGGTCTCGATGGACTCGACGCTGTACACGCTCGACCAGGGCACGACCTTCTCGAGGCTGCAGCGTGAAGACTCCGGTTTCGTTCTCCTGGAGAACACCGACCGCATCGCTCTGACCTTCTGCAAGCCCCGGCCGGTGGTCGGGCGAACGCTGATGTACCAGGGCCGCACGCTGCGCATCCTATCGTGCCGCGTGGACGCTTCAGGCGCATATTACAGCCTCGATCTCGGGGCGAAGACCAAATGAGGCCTGTCGTCAACATGACGGTCGACACGAGCCGTTTCGACGCGGCCATGAAGGCCTACCTGCTGACCACATCGCGCGATCTTCACAAGGCGGTGAACAGCCGGTTTTTCTTCCTGATGGTCCGGCTGTTCGTGCTGGTGCCACCTAAGAGCCCGCAGGCCGAGCGCACGCGCATCGGAGATTACCTCTCGAAGCCTCTGGGAGACATCAATCGTGTCTCCAAGAAGACCGGCAAGCGCATCGGCAAGAGCCGATTGCTGCGCCGTGTTCACCTGATCGCGCAGTCCCGGGAACGCAAGGCCGGCCGTCGAGGCCTCTATGGCGTCGAGATGAAACAGGCAGCCAGCCGTGTCTATCGCAAGGCCATCGGTTCTGTCGGATATCTGCGCTCCGGCGTGGTCAAGGCCATCCGCATTTTCAACCGCGGTTTCTCTCAGTTCAAGGCGCCGAAATGGAAGCCGCTGGTCAAGCCTCCTGGCTACAAACCACCGGCCAAACCCAATTCGGCGCTGGTTGCACTGGCCAACAAGTACGGCCTGCCCGAGGAGAACGTGGCCGTTCACAAAGGCACCAAGGCCCGCGGGTTCCAGGCTGTTCCAGGATGGAATCCTACAGCCTCGGTGGTCATGTCGACCGGCATTTCCGACAACCAGATCGGCCGAGTCGAGCGCATCATGTCGGGCGCAATGCAGAAGGCCTACGACGACGAGCTGAAGGAATTAAACGCCCGCCTCACCGATGCCATGCTTGAAAACGGCAAGGTTCTGGTGGATAACGGCATCGAAATCAGATGAACGGCGTTTCACCCAGAGCCGAGAAGGCGCTTGTCGACTATCTGGCCTCCGGAGATTGGTCCGGTGCCGGCGCCGGTACGCCGTCGTTCCTGACATCCTACAGCCGCGGCCTGTACGACGACCCGGACGAGCAGGACACCATGCCCAACTTCCCGCGGGTGGTTGTCTCGTCGACTGCTGCCCGTCCGATGCAGCGAACCGATCTGACCTGCGAGGTCGACATCGAGATCGAACTGCAGCTTTCAGCCGACGACACCGACGAGGCTGATGTACTGACCACCGTGGCGGCGCTAGACAGCCTCATCCTGCCGCTTTTCGACGCGAATGGTGCGTCGGTACTGGATGCCGGTATTTCGAGCGAATCTGGACCTTTTACGGCGCAGTTCGCCACCCCTTCAGACTTTGGTGCTTCCTCGATCTCCAACCGCTCGAGGACGTTCACCCGAAGCATCACACTGTTCTGTTCCGCAACCCTGTAACACATCACCATGGCTAACACTCAAGGCAGTAAATACGTTTTCGGATCACCGGCCACATTGGCTCTTTATGATGCCGCCGGAAACCTCGTCGTCACCGGCTATGTTTCGCCCGACATGGAGAGTTACGACATCACGCACGAGTCAGACACCGAAGAGGTGCGCAACAGCTCGGGCGAGGTTGTC